CTGCAATATCAGCAGCAGTGCTAGCAAACCTTGCATCATCACCAGCAGCAACAGTGCCAGCCGTCGTGCCAACATTCAGCAGGGCTGCACCAGCCAGCCCCATACTACTTCTTGCAGTGAGCGCATCAAGACCAGCAGACCCGCCATCCCACTTCAGGCGATCAGCAAAAGCAGTGTCCCACTGTCCCTGTTTCTGAGTGGTTGGCAGTGAATAGCCTGAGGAGTAGGATACGACAAGATTCGCTGTATTGTTTCCCGATACGGAATAACCAGCTGGCATTGACAATGCCGGAAAGCCGTATCCACCTCCAGATGTACCTTTGGCCAATACAGTATTGGCCAGCTCAAGAATGATACTGCCAGCACCAGAACCGTCAAGTATTACATTCACGGGAGAGCCGCCAACGATATTCGTATTCACGCTTGAGGTTTCAAGACTCAGATTGACTTCTGACATGATCAGGCTCTCGAATAGGTTCTCTTGATTTCAGCTTTACCGCTTAGCCAATAATACTTCTCACCGGCAGCTGTCGTAATGCTAAGATCGTAGCCATAGGATCTGGGATCAAGAGCAGCGGTATCAGCGGCTGAAAGAAGCATCTGAAGCTCACCTAGCGTCGGAGATGTAATTGAACAATTAAAGCTCTTGATCGTGGACCCGCCGCCAAGTGGCTTTATGTCTGCATCTATGACTGCCCCAGTGATGTCAATTGGTACGGCAAATTTGAATGTACCAACTGGTGTTCCATGCAGGGTGATAGCACTGCCGTTAAGTGTCTCAGAGACGGCAAAGGCGCTATCTGTCAAACCTGCTGAAATCACGTAATATGGCTTGTTGAATTCAAGACCGCAAGGGGGAATCGCCCCATCTATTGCAGCCGTAAAAATTACCGCATCCTCAGTAGACAAGCCGTGACACGCACAAGAAAAAAGACCTGTTGCTACGAAAATCTCAACAATCTTTGCCGTGCTTGTTAGTCTGAGTTTTGCCTTCCAGGTTGAACCCTGAAGAACGACAATGTTGTAGGTTGCTGGGTAGATCATTGTCGTCCCGATGATGCAGGGCGGGCCTAACCGCCGCTACCGGCAGTCTAGGCAGCGCGGCTCAGGCGACCTGCAAAGCAGTAAGGATGACACCGGGGGTGCGAGGACGAATCGGAGCTTCCGTCGTCGCTGAAAGCGTGTCAATCTTCAGCGTCGTGCTGTTGGCACACCAAATAAGCTCAAAATAATCTGACGCCGCAAGTTTATAGACGTAGTTGACGGCACCAGTCAAATAGCCATCACTGCTACCATGCTTTTTTGGAATGGTGAACCAAGTATTGGTGTCAGCAAGATCACCTGTAGAACCCTGGCCATTCTTTCTCAGCCATACGGAAGCATTCACTTCTCCGCTTTCTGGATTGGCAAACTGAATCGAGTAAGTAATGCTATAAACCCCGCCCCTGGAAAAAGTTAGGCGAGAGCCGGAAGCCATGCTAATGCCCTTGTTGTCAAGATCACTGCTATTCAGGTCAACAGCTTCTGCGACATTCGCCTGGTCCAGGGTCTGAATTGTTGTATCCCAGAATGAACCCCAGAGCAGTTTGTTGCGAATTGCGTCATGTCCAGATCGCAGTGGGTTAAAAATCAAATTCATGGCAGGGTTCGACGGAAGGTCAGCAAGTTTCCATTAGCGTCATACGTCATTGTTACGGTCGCGACAATCGTTCCCGTTGGCCTACCTTTTCTGTAGACAGTAGTCAGGAGATTGCTGTCGCCGTCATAAGTGTTTGCCCCGTAGTCGTGCTCAGGAATTTGAAGATCGGCGGCGATCCTGACTGCCCCATCTTCCGTAACCGCTACAGGAAGATCCCTTCCACTCGGACCTCTACCAATCAAAAAAGAGCCAGCCATCGCAAGAAACAGATCTATATCCTCAGGATAGCAATTGCTTCGAGGCAAAAGAAAACCCCTCCGAAGAGGGGGGTCGAGAAGCCAACAACCAGATCTTTGCAGGTCAGGCGGATTTGGTCAGATCGAACTCGGGCGCATCAGATGGACGGAAGTTGATGCTGACAGACTGCGCATCGTCAGGGTTGACATTCAGGCTCGCCGAAGTCAGAACAACTTTCGATTCGATAAAGCGACTCAGGGTGTCACTAACAGTGCCACTGGAGTACACTTGATCAATGTAGAGCTTGACGGCAGCACCAGCCTGCTTGCGCTGAATCACGTCCTCAATCATTCGATTGGCGATCGAAACATCTTCGTCCGTGGTGTAGATATTTGCCGTGCCATTGCCATCGGCAAAACCAGTCACGTACTTGCGGAATGGTGCATATTGACCAGTCCCTTGCCCAATCGTGGTTACATCAATTTCAGAGCGAGTGATTTCAAAGGACCAGTCACGAACCTGGCCGACAGGCACAAAGTCCTTGTAAAAAATCCTGGCCTTCTCGGCCCCAAAGCCACTGGGCTGAGCCGTTGCAGTCTCAGCGGCCCCACCAGCCGTATCGGTGATCGTCATGACGCCAGTAGCGGCGTCATAGGTCTTCACGAAGTAATTACCAGCAGGAATAGCGTCCGTCAGGGTCGCTCCAGCCGGATAGCTGAGAGTGATGGGATCGTTTACACGAAAACCAAGATAGGTGCCAACCGTGATATTGGCACCAGTGGAGGGGAAGGCAGTCGCACTGAGGCAAACTTCAGTGTTGGCGGGCTTGTAGTAAAAGGCCCCGGACGTGCCAGTAAGCACAGTAGTGTCGCAAGTCATGATTGCAAACAAAGAACAGCAGTGCGGGCACTGCCCGGCTAGTCACAGATTAGCCAGCTGCCAGAGGGCGGAAGAAGCCAAAGAGGTGGGGCGAAGTGAAGCAGAGGGGGGCTAACTGCAAGGCAAAATTGCATGCCAACTTGTAGAAATCTTGCCCATAAAGTGAACGTAATCATTCGACATTGAGGGCTCGACAGAATTGCCCATGTTCTCGTAAAAGCTGGGCCCAGTAATAACGCCAGTCCTGACAAATACCTTGGAATTCGCCCTAGTTGTTCTGGCAAGACCAGAGACAACATCAGCTGCAATTGATATAAGTTCCTGGCATCTTGCCGGCCCGCCCCCCTTGGCAGCAAAACAACGGATCACAAGAGCCCCTCTTGGATGGCTCAAAGTTTGAGTGATTGCCAGCTGTTGCGTCAAGCCAAATGTCAAATTGACTCTTATGTATTCATCTGGGGAGTCCGGCGGAACAGCGGTAACATTATCAAAGTAAACCGGAACTGGAGGAACTTGATTGTTGAAGGCTACCAGCAAAGGAGCCTCAATCGCAGCTCTAATTTTTTGATAATCTGTCATGTCAACTTATTTCGGGAAAACTGAATCCTCTGCTAACACCTACACCAAGAGCCCGTTGCAAGGCGGAGGACACATAATCCTGAAACCAATCCGGTTCTGCGGTTCTTGAGGCTGGCGCATCTTCCAAATCACCCCTGAAGCGGGGACCTATCTCGTATCTCATGCTTGGCTGCACTCTTTCCTCGCCAAGTTCTATAGTATTAATTTTGATAGGATCAAGACTTGGGCGATAAAAGTAGCCCTCCTCTTGATCAAGCGCAATACTCGCATGGGGGGCAGTATTTACAATTGAAAAACGAACCGTATTACTACCCTGTCTTGAATTGAGTGCGTTTTCAAATCTTCTCAGCGGGAAATTGCTCCTCGTATAGCGATAAATACTACCTGTTGATTCACGCTGTCTTCCAGTTCCACCTTCTGGAACAATGTCCCAGGAGGCAGAGAATTTACCACTCCATGCGGGACCAGCCTGGGCTAGTTCATTAACAATTTGAAGCCCAGCCTCTCTTACACCAGACGCGATAACAGGCGAAAGTTGCTCTTGCCATAACTGTTTTGCAAGGCCCCTGAGCTGCCCTCTTGAGGTTCTTGTGGTTCTAGCCATCAGCTCAACCTCGCGATCACTACATGCAGTATAGGATTGTCGCCACGGTACGACATCATGCCAATAATTTTTGCAGTTCTCTGTCGCCCATTTTGATTATATTTAACAAAATCAGTTGTCTGTGGATAGTAGCCATTCAGCGGCTCTGGGTCGATTAACAACTTGACATCCGTAACTTGATACAACCCTTGAATTTCTTCTGGTCGAAGTTGCGCAGGAACAATTTTGACGGGAATTTCTTCATTCGCCCCCAATACAGTCCCCGTCTCGGGATCATATTGCTGATTTGTAGACTGCTTGATGTAGGTTGCAGAAATACCCCAGCGGCGAATCAGTGGGCCCGGAATTCGCCCAAATACTCGATCAGCTCTCGACATTTTTTATCACAGCGGATTGCTCGCCCACCCACCATAGACAGGAAAAACCTTTCCGCCACTAAATGATATTCTTCGCCCTCTAAAAGCTGAAGACGCATAGTACCTATCAACTCTCGCAACACTACTCTTGGTTAGAGTTGACTGGTGAAAACTACTATCAATAATGTATTTAGATAAAATATCCATCGCAAACGGCGGGATAAATTCAAAACCAGACTGCCCAGAGGTTCTATCTCTGTATTTAACCTGTAGCGCCCCACTTCCAAGATTCACCTCATCGTATTGCTCGTCTTCTCGAAGCGAAACGCCCCCGTCATTCTCAGAAGAAATCCCTGTATAACCACCACTGGTAGTAAGAAACGCAGCCATATAAGATACTGCGATTTCAAAATCAAGAGGCAATTCATCCTTTGGCAACATTCGCCCATCAATCTTGATGTAGCGAGGCCATGCAAGAGACTGCTCAGGGTCGGCAATAATCCCCTTCCACTTCAAGGGATTAATTGTCATTGTCGCAGCGACCAGGGTCTGCTCTTTTTCAGTATTAGAGAGAGCAAGCCAAGTAGCAATACCTGGGCTCTGTGGAAGCTCTGACAACAAAGAAGTGGCCCTCGCCACGCTTACAAAAGAATTGGCGTTTGTCGCCCCAAGCGTTGATACGAAGGCCATTTTTTTATAAAAGTGTCCCCCAGTGCCTTACTTGGCGGAAGAGGCGGTGGGCTTTGGCTTCACTGTAGCCACTGGTGCTGAAACAGCAGTTTTCTGAGTTGAATCAGCAGCAACCGACTTCACGGCAGCTTTTTCGGCCACAGAAAGCTTTTCTGCGGGCTCTTCAACCTTGGTTACTTCAGGTGTTGCAGATTCGGGCACAACGAACTCAACAGCACTCTGCTCTGCTGCTTCACGGGCAAGACGAAAAGTGACAATTGACATGATGACTCAGCGAGTGGACAATAAAAGACCCTACCAACATACTAGATGCTGGCAGGGCAGTGAAGTCAGGACAACATAAGATCAGACGTAGCAACGAAGCTGAGTCAGACGGATGTTGCGATCATCAGTAAACACCTTGCTCCAGTTCGTGCCGGTAGCAAGCTCAGCATTAGTGGGAGCATTCCCAGCAGCGTTGCCAGTCCAGGAGATCCCGTTCGGATGCACCAGATAGTGAGTCCGGTTCATCAGATAGTCGATACCCTTGAGGGAATCACGATCAGTCTCCACCGGGGTCTTGGCAGGAGCGGTCGCATAAGCGAAGGCTCCAGGGCCGAAGAAGTAGGTGTGATGCACGTCCTGACCAGAGGGGCCCACGCCAGAGTCGTAGGGCAGGGTGTCGTCAACAAACACGGGGCGACCAAGATAGGTGCCAAGCTCAAGACGCTCCCTGGAGAGGCGAGTATCAAGCTGAGAGGTGTTACTGGCCGGAACAATCAGGTCCAGGTTCATCAGGGCGTAATAGACCGGAGCACGCATCAGGATTCCGGTCAACTCCTGGCCAGCATCACCAAGCTTGGCGATACCGCTCACCATAGCAGACTGGCTCAGCTGCGTGGTGGTGCCACCAACAGCGTGACTGGAGGCCAGGGGGCCACCAGTGACAAACATCCCCTTAAGAATGTTGATCAGGGTCTTCTGCATGTCCCGCACCCAGTATTGACCGGTGCGACGAGCAATGGCCTGCATGGGGTCGGAACCAGCAAGTTCGCCGGCCAGGTCAGAAGCACTCCAAGCCCGACCACGGATATTACGAACACCGGTCTGAACATCACCGGCAAGCTGACTGGGGGTCAGACCGGTAGTGTCATTAAGAACTTCAGAATCGCCCGAGAGATCACCAAAGAAGGGAAGGTCAATGGTCTTGCCCCCCTTGGCAAATTCAGCCTGGATGGCATCATTCGTCACCATCAGGCCCGAATTAACCAGGGCATTGCGGTCTTTGATCTCTTCCTGCTGGTATTCCAGGAAGAGCTGGGGAATAAAGGGAACACCAGCGAGCAGCATGGTCTTGGCCTCGTAGGAAAGGTTTGCGATTGAGCAGCCTCGGGCTCGGCACGGCCGACAGAGAAAAGGGGCGACAAACGCCTACGCTCTCTCAACACCCAAAGAAAGGTTGGTTGCAGCACGGCTGCGAAATCGCGATCAACGAAGCACCGCAACGATGATCACTGTCAAATTCATAATAGCAGCTTTCGCGAGAGCCGATGCCAGGGCAAAAGAAAACCCCGGTGTTCAGCCGGGGCAAAGAGTAAAGCCAGCAGTAGATCAAGCAGTAGTGTCCAGTGTCCAACCCTTGCCAGTGGCTACACCCTTCTCGCCAAGAGAAACAGTAGCATTCCCAGTAGTTCCGCTGATGTCAAGAGTGTGCGTACCGGTTACGGTTGGAAGACCAGCAAAAAGCTCAACAAGATTTGCACGGGTAAACGTAGCAGGGATTACATAGATGCTACCACTCGCCATGCCAGCATCATAGGCAATGCGAAGTGCGGTAACGACTTCTTCGACAGCGGAAGTCACTTGACGGCCGATGACATTACGATCAGTTTTGAAGGTCATGACAATGAGATTGAGCGCTCATAGACAGATTAGCTAGGCTCACCACAGCAAGAATCCGGGAAATGAGGCGACATGAGAGAAAGGGAATTTAGCACGCCACAAAGAGAGCGCTGGGGAGAAATAATCCACCACTGCGTCAAGGCTATTGATATTCACAATGCCTTGTATTTTGAGACCGGTGAAGCGTGGCATCTCGAAAAAGCTAAAACCCTTAGAGGGTACGTTGGGGAACTAAAGGAAGTAATCAAAAGAAATGAAGGATAACAATATCGCCCATTTCGTCTTTGCGGCCCACCATGCAGCTGACAACCTTCCCTTTTTAATATTCTCAGCATGTCTTGCGAACCATGCCTCCCTTCTCGCCCTATAAGCGGCTGACTCACCTTCCTTCTTGGGCGAGCCGCTTGTACCCTGTTCGCCAAAGCGAATAACCTTATACGTGTCGCCCTCTTTCGCCATCACAACATGCGACTTTGTTTTGTGACTGGGAGTTCTCTTGGGCTTGTTCACCCCAGGGAGCCCAAGCTCTTTCATCTTGTTTTTGACGCGCTCAGGAATTGCCATCATCAGGCCCCCTTTTTTGATTTTACAGATTGCAGGGCCTTGACTTCCTCGTCAATAAGAGCCTGCGCTCGCTTCATGCGACTGCTGTCAGACATGATTTCCCTGGAAGCACGCAGGATTCGCAGGTCTTCCTGTGCTTGATACATAGCAGTTTCATTGTCCATTCTGCGTTTTTCTGCAGCGGTAAGACGAATTGCTGAATCAATTCCGGTCCCACGCGAGGTCTTGCTGGCGGACAATTTGGGCTTCTTGGTTGACGACTTCCTGGCTGATGTTTTTCTTTGCGGCATTTGAGCTGGAGCACGGATGTCCATTGGCAGCATAGCCCCCCAAGCGATACTCTGGCAGCGCGAAATCAATCGATAGTTATTTTTTTCTCTTGTGCTGATACTTTATTCTCTTTGAGCTTGTTTTCTCACGCTTGAACTTTCTTTTTTCTTTTGCCGAAAGCTCTTTCGATGTTTTTGGGGTCTCGGAGGAAACTCGCTTCGAGGGCCTACAGGCTGGATAGCTTCTGCGCTTCTCCCCGGCTTTGCGCCCACACGGCTTGCCAGTTTTGATGTCAATCCATTCCTCAGCGAACCACCTACCAAGTCCACCGCGCCCACGCTCAGCCATTATCCACCCCCTTTGGCTGTTCTATATTTTCCGCCCCGCCTCTTATATTCACGCACCAACCAGCCATTAGCATACGCGCTAGGATACACCGCAAACCTACGTTTCGCTTCGGCCTTGACACGAGTATAAAGAGCCTTATTCAGGGGAATATTTTTCGCTCTCACTTCTTCTTCCTCTTTTTCTTGCGAGATTTGCCTGCAGCAGAAAGAGCAATTGCAACCGCTTGCTTCTGCGAGCGCCCCTCCTTCCTGAGCTTTTCGATATTGTAGGAAACCGTCGCCCCAGATTTACCCATTTTCAGCGGCATGGCACTCAGGCATCTACAGGCACTATAAAGCCCCCGAGTCAAAGACCCCAGGGGCGAAATAAACTTAAAACAGTAAAATTAAAAAAGAAAAACCACAAAAGACAGGGCCAGGATGACAGCAAGAACAAAACAAAGACCAAGCATGAAGTCTCTGCAGCCTGTATTTAATCCATTTCCACCACTACTGCGCCTGTAGGCTTGAGTTGGCCGAGTGTCAATAGAAGACTCAGCAGGAAAAGACGTGGGGCGGGAGGACGAGTAAACAGCTTTCGAGATTCTTGGCTTTGAGTAGCCACGGGTTCTGTAACCCCTTCTCGACCAGCCAGCAACCGTCCTTCGCCCATATCTTCTGTTGAATCGAAATTCAGATCTCATCAACCAAGCATACTTGACATGGCCTTAGCAATCGTTGGGTCAAGCTTGCCAGCGGCCCTTGCCTCTCGCATAAGACGACCGGCCTTTTCTTTTTGCCCACTATTCAGCATCTCGGCAATAAGAGTTGCATTCACGGAGCCAACCGCAAATGGATTATTTGCAGAGGTGTAGGAGGGGGCGCGAGAGGGGGCCATGCCAGAGCCGGTTGCGCCAGAGCCATTGAAGTAGATGGCATAATCATCATCCTCGCGAAGCTTGCTAACAGCATCCTTCAGGGACACCGGATCATCCTCTGGCCCGTACACAACGGTTTCCTCGTCTTCAAGCAACCTGAAGTCATCTTTCTTCAGCTTGAACAGGTGGGTTGGTTTACGGCAATCCGCATTTACCAATTCACCAAGAACTCTCTGCTCAAGCAGAGTGGCGCGGCGACGCTCACGCTCCCGATCGCGCTCCTGCTCAGTTTGCTCCATCCGTTTCTTTTGCTCGTCAAGCTTGCGCTTGAGAGAGGTCAGTTCGGCCTTCATCAGGTTGACCTCCACGGCATCGGATGGACTGCCCCCATGGGCGGGCTGACTGCCTTGCGGAGACTGCTGCTGTGCCCCCTGTGAGGGCTGCTGACGACTGCCCTGAGCCGCAGTTGAGGATGACGCCCCATCGCCGTCACCGTCCTCGCCATCCAGGTCCTCCCCGCCCCCACTGCGAAGAGACAAGACCCTCTCGGCCATCTCTTCCTCGCTCATGTCAGGGGTCAGCTCAATCCCCGCGATTTTCAGGAAGGTAGCAATGTGCTTGCGCTTTTTCAGGTCGCCCTGCAGTCCCTCCTTACTGGCCTTGAGCTTGGTGTTCTCCGTTTCAAGGGAGTTGAGGCGCTCTTCAAGGGCCTTGAAAGCACTATTTGCCTCGTCAAGGGTTTCAAAGGACATGCTCAGAAATCATCTGTGCCCTCAAGTTTACATCATGCTTCGGTAACTTCAAAGCCCCCTTCCCCGATCTCCCTATCTGCCCCCTCGCTCATCGAAGATGTGTTGTCAACCTCGACACGAGGCTGCGATCGACCATCTTCGCCTTTCGCATAGGCACCGATACCAAGCTCTTTTGCCGTCTCCCCCCCACTGAGCCCCATTTTCTGAAGAATGCCAGGAATGTTGAAACCAGGAATACCCTCGAAAAGCTCCCCAGCCTCAAGCATCCGCATAAACAGCTCAATCGGCATGACGCCATCCTTGAACAAAGAACTGTATGCAAGAACTTGCTGAGAATGCAGCTTGACTGGAATGAAATTCTTGCTAATAGAAATCTTGACTGCTGGGTAGTTTCTGTAAGCCGCTGCATAAAGCAATGCTCGATTCAGTGCATCCTCAAGAGATTGGACAAGTACGGCAAGCTGCGAATCACTCTGAGAGCGGTCAAGAAGCTTCGCAAAACCTGATTCGGCCTGTGTTTTACCAGTTGTCATGGCAACTGCAGCCAATCTCTCCATCGATTTCTCAATTCTGTCGAGGTTTCTAAGTGTTACCTCGGCCCCATCCATGGATGCACTCATCATCCCAAATCTTGCATCAGGATTTTGAGAAGAAAGTGTTCTACCCGCCCCAGCCTCGATCTCGTCATCAGGACGCACCCCTGTCATCGTCAAGATTGGGGAAGCAGTAAGATGAATAGATTCTGCAAGGTCAGCAGAAACCGCCCAGTGATGCAGGTTTAGCCTTGCAATATCAAGAAGAAGGGGGCGAGCACGGAAAAATGCCTCTTTTTCGCCCCCTAAGACAGGCACAAATGGTATAAATGGGATAGAAAGATACCTTTCTTCGCCCTCTTGCACGTACCTGTCTGTATTTCCTGGGACATTTTGCTTTACAAATGTTCTACAACGCACTTTTTTCGACGGAATAACAGTCCTCAACGTATCATTCAAGTCCGACGTAGATTCATCGACAGCATCAACCATGTCATAGACAAAAACAGCAGGAACAACCTCCTCGAAAAATTCATTCGTAGCACTTTGCCTGCGAATTTCTCCTTTAATTCGCAAATATGTCGGAAAAGACCCAAAAAATGGCTGCCCAAGTATAGTGACGCTAAAAATATCATGCCTACATTCGAGAACTCGCTCGCATTTAACTAAAACAAAGTAGGGGCGAGGATTGATACGGCGCTCCTCATCCGCGCCTAAATCAGTTGGCAGCTTTGGATATTCAACCCAAATACCTGCCACCCCAGAGTCAACTGAAGATGTAAAGATTTCTTTCGTATAGGAAGTAAGCGAATGGCCTTCGAGGTCACAGTCTTCAAAGAAGGTGCCCCAGGCGGGGTCAACATCATCTGGAATTGCGATTCCCTTCCTCAGCGCCGTACCAATAATCAAATTGCGAAGATGGCAATAATATGGCTCAAAACTGCTCTGTGCTCTAGTCTTGCGAACATCGTAGGATTCTTGTTGCTCAAGATAGTCTTGCGGAATATACTGACTGGTCGCTTCGTAAAGAAAGAATTCGGGAAGCGTGCAAAACTTGATCGGGGCAAGCCTATCAAGTTGCTGGGCCTGCTCTAAAGAGTAATCGGCAACCCCCGTAACGCCCTGAATATTTGCCTCGACTTCCGGGTGGCGGCGGTCAAACGGATCCAACCCCAAGGAATCGTCGGCATTTGGAATCAAAGAATTGCCCGAAACGACAACCACTTCTTCTGAAAGTCACTCCCCACAGTCTAACCGAAAGCCAGAAAACAGTGAAAACCAGTAGAGAAGGGGGCGAAAAGGAATTGATGGGGGCAAATCAGGCACCTAGTCACGTCTAACACTTAAAACGTGCTTCAGAAAAACAAAGATAGCGCTACCTCCATCTTTGCCCCCTCCCCAGGCCAACTCCTGGCCTTGGCATTGACTGCCAGACGAGATAGCGCAAGGCGTCCCCAAAGTGAGAGTAATCATTTTGCCCCCCTTTCGCAGGCTTAAGAGACGAGTCGTACCCCCAGTTATCGCAAACCTCTGCAAGATCGTTGCATGTCGAGTCATTGATTAGTATCTGATTTTTGTGAAAACAGTTATTTGCATGAGAAACCGTTTCCGCGATTGGTGGATTGCGTCTTTCGGCTATCACTTTCGCCCCACACTCACGAAGAATGTCGTGATCGCTCATTGTCGAAGAAGTGCTTGCGTGAGAACCGGAGCTGTCGGGGTAAATGATTATCATATTTCTTAGCAAATGAGCCTGGTATTTCTTTTTAATATGCTCTGCAAGAGAAAATGTATC